CGGGGATTTGATTTAAAATGGATATTAGGTCGGGCTCGGTTACTAGGAATAGATAAGAAACTATCTCCTATTGGGTTAGTAACTTTTCCTAAAAAAGAAGATACTCATGAAGAGTATTCTATACGAGGTATTTCTGTTCTGGATTACTTAGATTTATATAGAAAATTCACATATAGTGAGAAAGAAAGTTTTTCTCTAGATTATATCGCACATTTGGAGTTGGGGGAGGGAAAAACTTTAACTGCTTCCGATATAAATGAAGCATATAAGAAAGATAGTAAACGGTTTATACAATATAATATAAATGATGTTCGGTTAGTTGTTGAGTTAGATAAAAAACTTCGTTTTTTAGATCTTGCTTTTGAACTTAAACGGGAAAGCAATTGTCCATATAAGTATGTGCTGCAGCAGTCTAAAGTGGTTGATTCTTTTATATTAAGTTTTCTACAGCGGAAATCACTAGTTGGCAGGAGTGTTGGTGGAACAGAAGCGGTGGAGAAGTTTAAAGGTGCTTTTGTCATGGAACCAGTCACTGGGAGGCATGAATGGATAATAGATCTTGATTTTGTCTCTTTGTACCCCAGCATAATTCGCAGTTTAAATATAAGTCCCGAAACTTTGGTTAGTAATCCAGCTCCTAATGAGTCCTACTATAAAGCAGCTAATAATACTTTCTATCGTAGACAACCTCGGGGGATTATTCCACGGTTGTTAGATTATATCTTTGAGCGTCGGTTACAGTATAGTAAAGAAATGAAAAAATGGGTTGGTAAAGATAAAGAAAAAGAAACTTTTTACTATAATAAACAATATACATATAAAATATTACTCAATTCTTTCTATGGATACCTTGGTTATGGACGTTCTAGGTTCTATAATATAAATCTAGCAGAAGCGGTAACTGTTACTGGACAATCTTTAATACAAAATGTCATAAATGAACTGAGGGGCCGAGGTTATAAAGTTGTCTATGGAGATACAGATTCTAGTTTTGTTGCTTTCGGCAAAAGAAATTTTTCTACATCAAAATTAATAGATGAAGTAAATAGTTTTATAGATTTCTACGCTAAGTTTACTTTCGGAGTTGGTTCTGAACATTATCTGAAAATGGATTCTGAACTAGTGGCCGATGTTGGTTTATTTTTTCCAGTTAAGAAGCGGTATTTTCTTCATCTAGTTTCTTATAAGGGTGGTAAGGTAGATAGGTATGAGAAAAAAGGACTTGAGATAGTAAGGTCTGATACCCCAGTTCCCGTGAGGGAGTTTTTAGAGCGGATTTATAAAATGGTTTTACATGGAAAAAGTAAAGCAGATATAGAAAGAGAGATTAATGCTTTTTGGTCTCATATATCACAAAGTTCTGAAGAAGAAGTGGGAAATATACTTTATTTTCCAACGGGTTTAAGCAAAAAATTAAAAGATTATATGAGAGAAGAAAAAAATAAAAGCGGGGGTAAAAAAGGGAAACCAATTGCAGTAAGAGCTTCAGAAAATTGGAATTCTATCTGTCACCTGCTTAATAGGAGAAAAATACAAGGTAAAGAAAAGATCCGCTATGTCTATATTCGTCCTATTAAGTTACGGCGTAACCAACCACTAGAAGATGTGCTGGGATGGGAACTTACAGGAGGGGAGAGTTACCCTTTTGGTTCTTTAGTTTTACCGGGTGGTAAAGTGGAGATAGATAGAAAAAAAATGTTCCATATTTTAGTTGAAAGTAAACTAAAAAGTTTGTACCAAGCTATGAACTGGGGGGCTCCAGGTCCGGCCGGTAGAAAGGAATACATTTTACCAATCGATGATATTTTGGTATTTTAGAAAAAAATTTCTGGGGTCTATAAACCGAGAGACGTTCCAGTCCCTGACTGGTTAAGGGGACGTAAGGCTCCCTCAAAGGACCAAAATAGTTTTATCTTGTGATTTACGTGATCGGTTCACAGGTTGGCTCAACCTTAACACTATCACACCCCGTTCCTGTAGGGCGATATCTGGGAGTAAGCAAACGCTTACCTCCCCGCTCACTGGGAATCTTGGATATTTTTTCCATTACATCCATCTCAAGGGCGATCAAATTCATTTGTTTTCTTATTCCTTTCAAATCCTTTTTCAAATCGTTTATGTCATTTACTAACGTATCTAATTTTTTCAGTTTTTCCTCAATCCGCTCTAATACTTCATTTTCCATAGACACCCCCTCTTTGTGACTAATCAATAGCATAACTGTAAATTTATGTCAATAATTTTTTGACATTGAAACAAAGACTTATCTCGCCAGAAGGTCACGAGTTTATTTAATTCTTTTATTTTCTTCTTGTTTGCAAAAACCTTTAATTTATAAGATTTAGTCATACACAAAAAATTTTATATCTCTTCCAGTTGGTGTAACTGCTTTTCTAAATTTTCTTCTATCTAATAAAAAGAAAACCATAAGTAAATTAACTAGTTTTTTAGTACATCGACCAAATTTTTCAAAAAGAAAGGAGGAAGGATGGCGGAAGTAATCTATTATCGAGTAGATCCTAGAAAGATTCGTTCTTTCAAAGATCTTGCTAAAGTTTTGGAGGTATTAGATATAAAAGTACGAGAAGATGTTGTGAGAGAGAAAGAAATGGAAGATCTAGTTGATTGTAGTCGACCTATAGTGCAGAAGGTAGGATAGTCTTGAGTAAAACTTTGGGTGAAAAAAAAGATGAAAAAAGAAAAAACTGTACCTGCAAAAAATAGTAAACTATCCGAAGAAGCTCTTTTTGTGGATTTAGATTTAAGTTTATATGATATAATTGAGGCTCTTTTGGTTTCTGCTGACTTTAGTATTGATGTTTCTGACACAGATGATAGAAGGAAGTTTTGTGATACTGTCGATGAGATGCTACAATGCACCCCTGAAGTTTTTGGGGCGGTGGGGAAAATTGCTGATATTATCTATTATGGTTCTTCTGTGGGTGAGTTAAATGAGTATAAAGTGTATCTAGTTCCGCGGAAAGAGATGCTTTTGTATGATAGAAAAACTATATTTAAAAAATGTTTAGATGAATCTTATATTAAAAGATCTGAGCGAGATTTGCTTAAATTAAGACAATGGGAAGAGGACTCAGGTATCAAAGATTTCTTACCCGAAGCCATAGAAGATTTAGTCAAATATGGAGATGGATTTCTGGAATTTAGAAATAAGAAGGTCTACTATTTACCTAGTAATGAAATTACTTGGGATATAGGAAAAGATGGTAGAATAACTCGTTACTACCAATGGAGAGATAATAATAAGAAACCAATCGGATCTAAAATTTATCATTTTTCTCTTTCTGCAATTCCACCTGGTAAAAGTATGTTATACCCGTTAGTTCGGTCGTGGAGGTATCTAAAATTACTTGAAGAAGCTATTCTTATCTATAGAATTAGTAGGGCGGCTCAGAAGTTAGTTTTTTATATAGATGTAACTGGAAAAGATACAGAGGAGGCAAGAAAATATATTAAAAAATGGGCTGCTATTGTTAAGAATAAGCTAAAGATAGATTTAAAAAAGGGACTAATACGAGGAAAAAACTCAATGCGGGATATACTTGATATAGTAATTCCAAAAACGCCAGATTCTGCAACTCAGGTCGATGTTCTTTCTTCAGATGCAACTCTTACAGATGTCCCCGATGTTAAGTTTATCCAACGGCGATTACTGGCAGCTTTAGATATTCCTAAAGCATATCTCAACTATGAAGAGAGCACGAGAAATAGAGATATTATAACTAAGATGGAAGTAAATTTTTCTAGAACTATTCGGAAATACCAGAAGAAGATTTCACGTGTATTAGTTAAACTTTATGAAGCAATTTGTATTAGTTTTAATATTGATATAGAAAAATATGCAGTATTTATTCATTTTCCACCACCTTCTCTAATTGATGATGAAGTTCAGACCCAAGCAACTCTTCAGAAAGCAAAAGTGTTGTCTCTTCTACAAGAACTTCTTCCCCAGTTACCTATTTCGTTTATTATCAAGTATGTATTTCCAGAGCTATCTCCAAAAGAGAGGGCAGATCTAATTAAGTTTTTAGAAGAAAAGTTGGAGGGAGGTAAAAAATGAATTTAGCAAAATATATACAAATTATGAACTATTGTGAAGAACAGATTAAGCAGTTAGATGAGATCCCGGATCCATCCCCGGGAGTTTATCTTGCTAAAGTTCAGTTTATTAAAATTATTATTAATTGTCAGGAGATATTAGATAAAAGAACAGATTCCGATAAACCCAAAAGTTTAACTGATTTTATGGCTACTTTAGAAGGAGAAGAAACAAAATTTTCAAGAAAGGAGGTTCAATAATGTCTGTCTCAAAGATAAGTGAGATTCCACCCGATCTTGAATTTCTTTTACGGAAGAATACTAAAGAAGTAACTGTTATTGGTTCTTCGGCCTACGAGATCTACCCACTTCATTTTACGAAGTTGATAGATGTCATATCAGATTTGTTGGAAATAATTTGTGATTTCAGAAATTTATCAAAAAATAAAGGGGAGAAAGAACTTACTCCCGAAGTTTTTCTGGAATATTTCTCTAAGGCGGAGAATAGAACGAAGATACTAGATTTACTAGAGAAAGTTGTCGAGGGAGTATCTCCAGAGGATTATAGAGAAATTACTTTTATTCAATTAATACACTTGATTATTAAAGTAATAAATGTTAACATGGCAGGACTTCCAGAAGAGGTCCGTGGACAAGCGGAACAAGTATTAGCTCCGATGAAAGAAGTTACTGATGGATTTAGTAATGATATCTCTCAGTAGTATGCGCTGAAAATCTAATCTGAAGATGTATAGGAGTTAAAATTCAGAACTTGGTTTACCCATGCAGTACTTCTATTCAGTGCTCGCTGTGTGGGTAGCTGAGGAAGTGAATTGTCTTTACTAGAAAAAATTGAAGTTTTACTTAGGTCTTTACTGCAGATTGGTACAGATGCTTTTTCTTTACTTCTCCACTTGAAGATTGACACTTATAGTAACTTGATTGAGGACAGGAGTTATTATAGGTGTCAACTTACTTTTCAACCATGTAAAGGTCCTCAGTGTCCTTGGTTTTCTTCATCCTGTCGATATAGAAAGTTTGTATATAAAGGAGTTAGTTTTACCACCCTTCTTCAGTTAGCTCGGAAGCAGTTTGATTTTTGGTTAATGGAGAAAGATGTCTGGTTTAAACCTTTAACGGGAACTAGTTTACGAGAAAGTAAAAAAGAGATGGAAGTAGAAGTACATCGTTCTGGAGAATTTCCTTTTGATAAACCTTTTCTTAAATATAGCGAAATTATGGAAATGATAAAAGCAAGTAAAAGGGGAGATACAACCAGACCTAGTTATTGGGATGGTACTAGAGCTAAGTATGCTTTAGGTAATAATTTTTATTGGCGTAGATGTGCTGCTGATGATTGGTTGTGGTGTTGGTTTTCGGGATTTATAAAAGAAATTGGAACTGAACCAACTGATGAGGAAATTAAGTCAAAATATGAACTTGATAAATTGGTGTATAGTGTTAGTAAGGAATTTACAAATGAAGAAGCGGTTTTAGATAAAGATAAAATAACTCCCGAAGTTCTTTCTAGGATTGATAAACTATGGAAAAGTATTCGGTGGATTGACTATAAACTTACTGTTCCAAAGTAGAGGAATAAAAAAAAGGTTTTAGTATCTATTGATAGACTTAGATTATGGTTGAGAACTTTTCCTTTTTCGGGACGTCTATAGGTTCCTGGGCTAAACCAAGTTTCAAGATATTCACTGTTGGAATCGTTTGACATAACTTAGATTTTATGTTAATATAAATGCAAAAATGGAGGTGATGAAAACTGAAAGGTAAATGTCGTAAAAAATATTTGCCAAGAGTGGGGTTTACTCGTTTTGGACATTCCAGTCATATTAAAGGATTTCAAAGATTTTTAAGAACTAAATTTTCTAGGAAGAAATTACTTGAGTTGCTAGATTTACAGTGTGGGAGATTACAAAAGGAAATATGCCGAAAAAAATAAGTAGAAGTTGGAAACGGTACTACACTTCCGATTGGACGCTAGATGAGATTATAGCACATGTCTCGACTAAGGGTTATGTTCCAAAATCAATCCCCTATAAAGATTATAATGCTGTGGTCGAGAAGGTTTATAAAAAATGTGTAGAGTTAGCACAACAAGTTCTTTATATCCGGTATCTAAACTCTCCTAACAGAAGAAAATGGAAAGGTATAGTATCAATTCTCTCTATTTCCCCAGTTATGAAAGAT